CCTTCAAACTTGCCTAGTGTTGTGTTGTAGCGGAACTGACCAGCGGCAGCGGTTGGTCGTTGAGCAGTTGTACCTACGGGTGTTTGCAGCGCCGTTGGCACTGACAATGATGCAATACTCAATGAGTTGAGTGTGTCACCGTCATTTACGTTTCCTGAACCGTCGCCGTCAGCACCAGCGGCTCCCGTTGCGCCTGTTGCGCCTTGTGGGCCTGTCGCACCTGTTGCGCCTTGTGGGCCGATATTGCCTTGTGCGCCTGTGGCTCCCGTAGCGCCATTTGAGCCATCGGCTCCTGCGGCTCCTGCGGCTCCTGTTGGGCCTTGTGGGCCAGCAGGGCCAGTTGCGCCTTGAGGCCCAGTTGAGCCATTAGTTCCGTCCTGTCCTGCCGCACCCGTCTGACCTGTTGGGCCAGTAGGGCCAGTAGGGCCAGTTGCGCCTTGTGGGCCAGCGGGGCCATCGGGCGCAGTAATCCAGGCAGTACCATTATAAAATCTTAGCAGATCTAGCGTCGTGTCAAAATACAACGCACCCGCAATAAGATTTGTAGTTGGCGCATTGGTCAAAATTCCGCGCCATGTTGAATTTAATGTTGCAAGGCTTGCAGCCGCGTTGGTCGCTGACGTTGCAGCCGCTGTTGCTTGGACAAGTGCATCGCCCTCTGCCGCGTCTTGCAGAGTTGCCGATGAAATATTTTCGTAAAAACCTGACATATTAGTACCCGCTTAAAACTAATTGTGTTGCCCCAGATACTTCCGCTTGCCGGGTGTGAGACACCACGCGGCCAAATGATGTCTGGTAGCCAGCCTCCCACCTAGAATCGTCAGCACCTAAAAACTTTGCAGCCTCTGAAAGTGCGCCATAAAGGTACAATTCAGGTACAGTTTTAAGAAGATCATTGGTCGGGGCTGTGTCTGACAAGGCTGGAACTTTGTAGTAGTAAATGACTTTTAACTTGTCATTTAGGGAAATAGTAGGGATTGGATGGAACCGAAACTCATTTGCCTCTCTGGCAAAAATAGTGGGTATGCCACTGTTGACAGTTTGACTACTCAACATACCAAGTGAAACTCTATCTACTGGCTTGTCGTTAAAAAACACGTCTTTAATTTCTAAAAAGTCAGCAGGTATTGTTGCTCTACCGTGCGTATCAGTAATCATATACGCTGTCTTTTCAATGCTTGGAATTCGTAACTCATGCGCCAACCGGGACTCGACCAACGCAATAAAATCTGGTATTTCCGCTGATAAATCTGTTCTGTTCAACCAATTCGCAATTGAGGCTTTTAGACCACTATATGTCTCCATGCTCATAATCGACCACCGCCTGTGCGAAGGTAAGCGTACTCTGGTGAATTAAGCTTTTGCTTCATGCGTTTAAGGTCTTCTTTATTTGGGGCCATCACGTTGATGCCTTCTTGAATCCACTGAATGGCAACGACATTGGGGATAGATGCAACTCTTTGCATCTCACCCATCTTTCGACCCTCTGCTTGCTCTCTTGCCCTTTTATTGGCTTCAAGAACACCACTCACGTCCTGAGAATGTGAGATGTGCAGTTTGTCATCGGATTTATCGTGAATAATATTGGCTTTAACTTCGCTCAATTTTAAACCTCTAAATAAGAAAAAGGATGGCCCCGCAGGGCCACCCAGTTTTTGTCGCTATTAAGCAGTTAGGGCGTTGATTAGACCTGACGCTTTGTCGTTTTCACAAACCAAAGTTTGCTCAGTCAACATTTGCTTTTTCTCGCTGTCGCCGTTGCGGGCAAGATCAATAGTCTGCATTGGACGCAGAACTGCACGGCTCCAATACTCTGTATCGAGTACCAAACAAGAGTTGGCTTGGAGGAAGCGATTTGGAACCACTGAACACTCGCCAAATGGCGACACATATACGTCCACGGCATTTACTAGCTTAGTGCCAGTGCTGAAGTCACGCTCACGACCTGAAGAGGCTGCGAAGTTGGCAACAGTTACGGAGTGAGATGGAGTCACCTGAATCTGGTTAGGATCGCCACCAGCTTCGTATACAGACTGCAAAGTAGCCAGGAGAAGTGCTTCAGTGAAAGTACGGTTAGAACCAGCGGTGTTAGTTGTCGCGGCATTGATTTGATTTTGAGCCGAAGTCAACTGACGAGCAGTAGTTGCGTTACCAGCAGTACCTGCCTGTCCAGCACCTACGAATGCGTGTTCTATATCACGACGCAATTCTTTGCCCTTCATAGCGATGTTCATCGCAAGGTCAGAACTACGAGCGTGAGTATCAACAGCTTCAGAAGTACCTGAAGATTGAACCACCTTAGTGAAAATCTGAGTGTTCGCAGTTTTCATGGTAGTGGTGTTGTTGCTGGCTGCACCCGCGTCTGCTCCTTCAACTGCGGCATTGGCTCCGACTGCCGCCAACTCACTTTGCTGCCACTGATGTAAAGTTGCACGGGCAGTGCCTGTGCCGATTGAAGAGGTGAACGGAGTGAGGGTTGGGCTGATATCATATATAATTTCTTCGATATCGGCTTTGAGGCCCACCTGATCGAAAGTTTTTAAAGTGTTAGCTACTACTGGCATGATAAAATTTCCTAAAATTAAGAGTTATTCAAGAGGGCTTGAACAGCGTCTTCCATTCTTCCAGACTTCTTGAGACGTTCACGCGATTTGCGATTATTCTCTTTTTTGCCTAAATCTTTGGGTTCGCCTTTCTTGCCCGACAAAGTTTTTTTGGCTGACGCTTGAACTTTCTTTTGCGTCTTCACCTTTGCCTGATCAAACTGCATAGCCTTATACAATGCCGTAATCATCCGGTGATCGTGAACGTCATTAAACTCTTCACTGGTAACACCTAACGTGCCTGTTGCGTACTCGCCAATCGAGTAGTAAAGGTCGTTGTTCCAATTCGGGATTGTAGATTTAAGAACAGTCAAACTCTCTTTTGCGTTTTCACGCGTCACAGCCTGCTGTTGTTCTTGATTGCGTTTCTGATGCTCGTCAGCTTGTGACTTGATAAAGTTATAAGTCTGCTGGGTCTGCTCAAAAACAGCCTTGGCTTGCTTGTATTGTTCAGGATTTTCTACAGCAGCCTGTTCCCAGTTCACGTTGTCAAAACGTGATAGGTCAGCACCAGATGCAGTAAGAAGTGCGCTGAGTGTGGATTCGTAATTGGCAGTTTGTTCTTCTGCGGCTTTACGCTGTTCGGCAACTACCTGCGTCTTCTTGGTGTAATCAGCTTGTCTCAAATAACCAAGTTTAATCTCTTCAACCGACACGCTTTCGCCATCGATTTCAATATTGCCTTCGGTTATGTATTCAGGCGCGTCTTCAGTTTCATCTTCAGATTCTTCGGTTGGGTCTTCGACCTCCGCAGCTTCTTCTAACTCTTCTTCAACGTCCTGTGACTCGTCGATTACTTCGTCGGTGGCCTCATCGACCACGTCTTGCTCTTCTTTAGGCTTTTCGGGGGTGTCCTGGTCGGATTCCAAAACGGCCATCAGTCGCGCATTAATATCTTCTTTATCGATGGGAGGGGAGTCCGTTGCGGTTTGCTCATCTGACATCAAATTTCTCCAATTATACCCATTTATTCAACAGGCTGTTGTGTCTTCAATTCATAGTTGTTAATAAGGCCAGCAAACTGCTGGACAAACATCTGTCCCGCTTTAAACATCATGTAGAGCCTTTCACGCTCTGCATCTGCCTCTGGCGGGGTTGCAAGGATTTGATCCATGATATTTGAGTTCATCATTTCAAACGCCCTGTTAAAAACATCGCTATGCAGCATTTCTTTTGAGGCTTCTGCTATCGTAGCCAGTTCGCCTATATCTTCTTCATTCATCGGTTTTAGACTCCACGTCAGTGGTTGGTACTAATTTGATGGTCTTACCCCTCATCCTTCCGTGAGGTCGAGGCATGGCCGTTTCCTTATCTAGTTTTCCATCACGATAAGCCTGGTACTCGTTGAACGCCTGTTTGCGTGTTTTCTTTTTGGCGTACTTTTTGTCGTTAGCCTTTTTGATAAAGGCATCGAACTTACTCGTATCTTCAATCATCATCCAATACTCACGTTGCGTTTCTGCGCGGCTTCAAGAGCCAGTTCGGCCTCGTCAATCTCCATCTGGTGCGTTTGCTTTTCCGTGTCCAGCATTAACTTCGCTTCACCGATCTCATGCTCATGGGTCATGTTCTCCATAGCAATGATCATCTTGTTCTGCTCCTTCATCGCGTCCAGTTCTAACTGACCTTCAAGCACAGCGACCTGACGTGCGGTCATGCCAGCGTTAAACTTTTCAACTTCTGACTGCTTGGCTGCTGCCTCTTCCTGCTGCTGCTGCATTTGCTGCTGCTGCTGTTGGAACTCAGGGCTGTTAGGATTGAAAAGGTACATATCTGAAGACTTAATATTCAACAACTCAAAGGCTCGACTCAGCATCGCGTGACGCTGTGATGCACCGTACATTCCTCCAAGGTTTGGGTCTTGAGGGTTCATCGTAAACTGCTGATCTAGGCTCAATAGCATTTGCGCTTCCTGCGCCTGCTCGTCCGGGGTCAGAGCCACGGCCACAGACATTTCTGTACGATCACCTAAAAACTGAGGATTTACAGGCACAAACTGCCCATCAAGCTGTATGGCTTTCTCGCCTTCGTACTCCACCGCCAGCTTATAAATGTCGTGCATTAGTGGCTTTAAAAAATTCTCTGCCAGATTTCTAGCCATGACCATAATTCGACGGTTGCTGGCGTTCATAAAGGTCGTAATCAAGTCGCTTGAGTTCTGCTTGCTGACAGCGGTGCTGTCCATACCACGCGCCATACGACTCATCCCGCTGCGCGCTTCTTTCTCAACTTCCAAGTTCTCAATCGCCTGGAATACGGTGCCTGAGAGGTTAGGCATCGGGAGAGGTCGCACAACATTTTCAGGATTCGGGCTATTCACGTCG